TGAGCGGTTAGGGAATCGGATAACTCGGTAGCGTGATCGACTAAGCTAATGCTCACAATTGCGGCTCCGTATTCGGATTTCCATCCCAAGTATCGAGTGCTCTGTTGTAGCTATTCCATCGCGTCGCACCTTCAGCCCGTTTTGAGGATCGAAGCAACTCAAGTCGCATCGCTTTAGCGGCATCTACGACAGCTTGCCCGTTATTCGCTAAACCCCGAGACTCGCAAAGGCTGATGAACTTTCGTCCAGCATCCGCGATTGCGATACAGTCAGGATGCCCGATAGCCCGCATCGCGTTGTTAAACGCTTCGTCTCCGATTGGCAATCCGGCTCCAGCGGCTTGAGTGCCAACCCATTCATAGCCAATCTCAGCAAGGTATGCCAGCAACGCCGAAACATTGCCCGGACCAATTAAATTGGCAACGCCAACTAGCGTCCACTTGTCGGGATCCGCCCACGCCAAATCGCGAGACGTTGCCGCCTCAATCAATTCGGCATCAGTAAGCGATTGCCAACCGTCTATTAACTCAACGACCTTGCGATATGTTGCCATGCTAGCCCCTTAAAAGCTTTCCAATTTCCGTTTGTAAATCAGCAATCTTTGACCAGAGGCGTTCTCGATCTTGTCTACACTCTTCGATGTCTTTTCGATTCTGGTTGTAAAGCACCGCAACAACCCCGCAGAGAGTTGTTAACACAGTGCCAACGAATCCGATGATGATTGATTCATTCCCGGTCACTTCAGCACCTCTCGCAAATCTTCAAAAGTAAAATAGCCTACCTTCTCGACCGTTCGTCCGTTTTCAGTAAGTAAAAATGTCGGCGTTCGCGGGTATGGATGATCTTCGCAATACGCTACTTTCCATCCGTTCGACTCAAACTTCGGTGCTTCGCATCGCTTCCACTTCTCGCACGGTGGACAGCTTGCCGATGTAAAGATGATGATTTCAGGCTTCGCTTTAGGCTTGTCACTCGGCGAAGGATCGACCATTTTGTTGGCGTCGGCAATATGGTTAGCTGCCTCAGCGGTATTCAGGATTAGGCCCGTTTTACCAGGTAGTAAAGTGCGAAATTCTTGATGGTCAGTTGTCAAGGAATCCTTGATAACTGCGACTTGCTCAATCAACCCATCAACCGGCTGAGTGAAATCCGGCTTCGGCACCGAAGGCTGATTCGTCCAAAGCAATCCGCAAACCAACAATAGCAAAATAAACACGATTGAGCCTCCTTTATCGTCACTCATCCTAATGGCCGCTCCTTCAACCAGTCCATCTTACGCGGCCCTGGCGTTGACAAGTCAGAGATGCCAACGATGGACGTATACTGATGCCGACAGAGTGCATCAATTACGCTAGGGGCAATCTCAGTCCAGTTGTCGTTGCTATGGCTATTCTTCCGCCAAATGTAGTTGCGTCCGCGTGAGTCTTTACGCTTTGAGTAACCCGCGAAGCAATAAGCGTGCCCGCCGCCATTGCGTAGGCTGATAGACTCAAGCACGCCATTCTGAGCGTAAAAAGAGTTATTCCAAATCGACCCCGCAAAGCAAGCACCAGTTAAGCTAGCGATGTACTGAAACATTCCGTCGTAGCTGTCGATCCATGTATGCGAGCGAATCTTAAACGGCTCGGCTAGCTTTCGCATCGAATCGGTAATCAGCGTTCGAGCGTTGCCGGGATATGGCGTAACGTACTTGAGGTGCTTTTCTTCAAGGTATCCGACATCCTTGCCCACCTTCAAGCCGCCGCTGATTGTAGACCCCGCATCGCGTCCTAATAGCCCGTCGAAGCGTTGAGCCTCAAGATACGCAAAAAGCCTCGATAGCTGCTTTCCTTCGCTGTACTGGCCGTCCGACAATGCCCAGACGTATTCCGCAGCGTTTGTGTTCCCATGCCCGCCACAGCTACCCATGTTGCCCTGATCATCATGCCGAATCAGCTTACGCGGATCGATTTCATCCGGTGCTTGAAAATCCCGCATCGTAAAAAGCATGGGCGTCGAAGAGTTGGCGATCTCGTCGCGACGTTCTAGCTCGGGATCGTAGCCGGTGAAGAAATCACTCATTCACCACCTCCAAGGCTTGCATCTAACGCCATGCCAAGCATTGCAAGCGATACTAACGCCGTGCAGGAATCGCTTTCGGTTTCCTTGGGTTGCTTGCTACCGCTCGAAGTGTCCTTCTTCGATGGTGGAGGCGGAGACGTTGGAATCGCTTTATTCTTCACTAACGAAGGTACGCTCGATCCCATTGCATGATCTTTCTTTAGTGGAAGTCCGTTTGATCCCATCACCACGCCCCCCCAATATCGCGATTGATCTTCGCGACTTCCTTCTCTCGACCCTCAAAGCTAGCCGGTAAATCAAGCTCGTTTAACGCTCGGTATACCGCGTCCAACGCTTCACGCTGCTTCGCTCCTGCGTTCTCCGCGATGTGCTTTAGCCACGCCTCTTGATCCTTAATCTTGCCTTGCTCGATCAAGTCCGCCGCAGTTAGAAAAGCATCTCGGTACGCCGCTCGGATGTTGGGCAAAGTCTTCGCGACTTGACCCACAACCGAGCGATCAGATAGATCACCTCCCCCCTGATTGTTACGCAACAACGCGAAAACAGCGATTGCCGCGATTAGCCACGGTAGCACGCTTTGCGGTTGCTTTGGAGTTTCAGTCATCATTGCCGCCTTGTGTTAAAGCCCCGCTAAGTCGCAACATTTAGGCCTAGGAATGTCGTAGTTGGATTAGCGGGGCAAGTGTCAATCTGCTTCGATTTCGTCTAGCCAGGATCCTAAAGCAAATCCAGGTGCGCCCGCTGGGATTGCCCCAAGGTAGCCGTTTTCTTTCGCCCATGCCCAAAGGCGGATTGCGATTTGCAATAGGACAAACAAAGTCGTCGGATCGAATCCGTAGCTTTGCGCCCGCGAGCGAAAGAGTCGCTTTGCTTGTTTCGCGTCCCCGCCTGCGTCGTTGTAGGCTTCAACGGCATGATGCCGAACTTCGTCCCATCGCTCTTTGATTCGTTGAATAATCACTTGAGCACCTCCGGCGGATTAACCGGACGGATCGATTCGCCGACGATCCAGCTACCGATTGCAAGCACAATCAGACTGATCTGATCTTCGGTGAGTGGTACTTTGTCTTTTAAGACGACGACAGCGACGGAAGCGACCGACGCCCAGAATCTTTTTGATTTCAATAGTCCCTGCAAATCCATAATGCACCTCCGTAATGGTGCATCTATGGTAACATCATTTTGAGGCTTGCCTAGATTTTCGGTTTCATCCGCTTTGTCGGCCTCAGCTTGACCTTGCAAGCCCGCTTCGCCTTCGGAACGCATTGCTGCTTTTCGGGAATCTCTCGCAGACCGTCAACGTCTTCGATGATCCGCCGATGGACTTCCGCTTTGGTTGCGTTCTCTTCCGCTTCGGAAACCCGGTCTGTGCAATCGCCATCGACAAAAATAGGATCGCCGTTAGCCGCTCGAAGTCGCATCAAGTCAATCTTGGCAAGCGAGCCTGCTTTGTGTTGGGTGGGGGTCACTTACTCAATCTCCCATAGTTCGACGTTTATCCCGTGGACATGCGGAAACTCAACCCACTTTTTGAAGCAACCACCGACGAAAGCAATCTGCTTGTCATCGTCGTAGGCGATGCCGTTTAGAGCGTCATACACAAGCTTTTGTAGGTTGTCGATATCCGCCTTGCCTGTGTGCCAATCGCACTGTCTTTGCTTCTTCGTATGCGACTCTGGACGCTCAAAGTAAAACGCCAACGTGCACCCTATCGGCCCGGTCATCTTCTCGCGTCCGTGATACGCTTCGCGAATCGCCTGCTTGAGAGCGTGCGAAGGATGCTTCGAGTCAACGTAAGCCCGAGCGAATCCGCCACGCGTCGATACCTTCGCCCTAGGTTGTGGCACTGGTTCGCAATGCACGAAAAAAGAGATACGTTTCATGATGCGGCCTCGATGAGTTGAACGTCGTGCGTACTGTACCAGCCCTCCACAAAACCGCCAAAGTCAATCAAAAACACGTCCTTGATTCTCTCGTCAACCTTTTGCACTACTCCAGTTTTGCCAATGTTTTCGCTGAATCCCTTTAGTAGCCGCACCTTATCGCCGACCTTGGGAACCCAAGTCGAACTATTCGGAGTTTCCGAAGGGTTGGAAGGTTCGATCTTGCGAATATGTCGAATGTCATGCCACTTGTATTCGTGCGTCGCGTCGTTGTTCCTGAAAAACCAACCCCCCATCCATTCGTGCATGTCCGTTGCTAAGGGCACCTCATCCGGTTCTAGCTCCCTCCAACCACCGGGTATCGCGATGGGCTTGGAGTTTGAACTATCCGGGATTGCCGGATGGTTGCCACTTTCGCCTGCCGCTTCCAGCTTCTCCGCTTCCTCAATTGCCCAATCAACGTAGTTCCGGCACTTACGCAGATCCTCAAGCAGCTTGCCTTTGTACCTACACCGCCCGATGTATTTATCTGCATTGCCAACGCAGTACCAAATAAATCCGTCGCCCGTTGACGCTCGGATACTGTCGATGGTTTCTATGCCGCCTTGGTTGTAGTGTGCCGGCTTGTTTACGTTATCACTCATCCTTCACCCCCTTGGTACATAATCTCCAATCCGATCCAAACTGCGACGGCATGTTCGGCCCTCGC